CGCGACTTTTGAAGGCTCAGTACAATCAACTAACTTTTTTACATCAACCAACTTAAACAATACTCAAGATACTGGCTTAGGTATTCCTAATGGCCAAAGATTAGGTTTTGATCAATCAGGTACTAGAAGTTGGACAATAAAAGCCGCGGGCGGAAACATTAACTTTTTCTCTGGTGATGGTAATGGAGGTTTAGTAACTGATTTAACAGATGGTCTTATAACTAACACCATAAACACAAGAAGTGGTGATCTAGATATTAAAACTAATTCAGTTAGTAGAGATGTAAGGTTCTACAATGGTAATGGTAATGTTATGATGAGGGTTCAAGGTAAAGGAGCAATAATAGATCAAACTATTACCACAGGTTATCAAAACGAATTATCATGGAGACAAATAACTCCTACTTATATTTATGATGCAACCGCGTCTCCTAATACACAATATTATTATCACAAAATAGCACGACTGTCTACAAACAGTGGTGTTTTAATGATAGAATATTATGCTCAATCAGATGTAAATTATCCTAGATCCGCACACGGTAGATTTTCTGTAAGTACTTGGAATAATACAACTATAAATGTAAATCATCTTGAGTCACATGCTGCTTCTCCAATAGAGATATGTGTGTATGTTGATGATGATAGAAACATTTGGATAAAAGGTGATAATGTTGTTTGGGATAGTCGATTATTAGTAAGAGCAGTTGTAGCGGGCAACGTTGATCTTTTTTATGGTACTGACACTGCTAAAACATTAACTCAACCATCTGGTTCTGTTAAAATACCAGCAGGGGTAAGTAGAAGAATGAGTATAAGTGATGTTAGTAGCACAGCTAGTGGTTTCACACCTACTAGTAATTACGTAGGAACAAAGAAAATTATTGATCAATTAGAAGCCAACTATATTTGTTCGTTAGGTGTTAATAAAGCAGCTGCGCATACAGTAAACCTTACTAGTTCAGTTGGTATTGGCGCTTCTATGGGAGATGTCAATGCTGCAGAGCTTGGACCAGGATATTTAAGTTTATCAAGAGATGATACAGCTAGTGCTAAGCAAATAATGTTTGAAAAAGACGATGCTGAACATAGTTATATTCAAACTGAGGCTACGTTACTTAGATTAGTTGCTGGTGCAAGTAAACATCTTTATATAGACACAAACAACGGTTCTTCAGGTATGTGGCGCTTTACAAGTAGTGGTATATTTCAATGGGGTGCTGGAAGAGGTAGTTTAACTTGGGATTCTGGTTATGCTAAAATACACTCAACTTCTTCAAACGAATTACATATAGGTACTGGTACCAATAGCGATTCTTTAAGACTTGCTGGTGATAGAATAGAAGATGATAAAGCTGCTTTAAGTTATCAATTAGGTGATGTAACTTTTGCTCAAAATAGAAATGAAAATGCGGCTCAAGACGGTACTAGTGGTTATCATAAAATGGTTGAAACTACTGCAACAAGAAGTGGTAAGGTTAGAGTTTGTTTTTCAGCTTATATACAATCAGGTAGTTATTACTGGTCTTGGAGAATATTAAAAAGTGGTGGATCAGCTTACCATAAATCTAACAGCGTAACGTTTGGTTCTTCTCATGCTAATGGTAATGATGGCACTAATGCTGGTTCAGGTTATCAAGGTGGTTTAGCGTCTGGTCAGTCACATAGTGTTCACGCGTATAGAAATTATGAAGTTGATATAAAAGATGTAGTTGCTGGTGAAACTATAGAAATTTGGATGGCAAGTAGTACCTCATCTGGTGGTAACGTAACTGGTAATGGACAATTCTTATACCTTAAAGACTTTAGGTTAAAATCACTAACACCTGTTATTAATAATATGGCTGTTGTTCCAGGTTCATTAGTAATAGATACATCATTAGCTGTAAGCTTACCAACACATTATTCAGCTTTAGTTCTTGATGGTGCTTCTACTGGTGGTAGACAAAAAATACAGTTTTCTGTAGATGGAGAACAAAAAGCTTATATACAAAAAGATAATAACGACGATTTAGTTTATTACATGCCATCTAATAAAAAACATATATTCTACGGTAGTGGTAGTGAAAGAGTAAATATAGGTGGTGATCTTTCGGTTGTAGGATCTACAGATCTCTTAATAACAGGTAGCAATAGAAGACTTCAGTTTACAAGCGGCAACGGTACTGTTAGAGCTGCTGCTAGTGGTGGTCATTTAATATTCCAAACAAACGGTGCTAATGACGCTTTAGAATTAAAATCAAATCAAGATGCTGTATTTTCAGGAGCAGTTGGAATAGGTGTTGATCCAACAACAATGTTACATATAAATGGATCAGGTGATGCGATAAGAGTAGAATCAACAAACACAGGCGCTGGTGGTGCTCAAATAGATTTATTACACTTTACAACTTCACCGGCAGATGAAGATACCCATGGTATGATAAATATGGGTGGTTATTACACTGGCACAACATCTGTGTACGGTTCTCAAATATTAAGCAAATGGACTGATGTATCAGACAGACATAGTAGATTAGAATTTAAAACTTGTGATACAACGTTAAGTACAGTGTTAACGTTAGCGCATGATAAAAGTGCGAATTTTACAGGAAGTGTTAAAACAGAAGGTCCAGATGGTGGTTTAGTATTAAGAAGCTGGCAAGCAGGTGCAACTTACGGTATGCTAGGTACTGATAACATGACAAACTCTGAATATTCTGTATTAACCGATGGAACTCATACATTTCTTAGTGGCGGTAGTGGCGGTAATGTTTATATTAGAGGAGGAAATAATGCTAGTGGTCACCAATTAGTAGTTGGCTCTGGAGGCGCTGAATTTTATGGTGACAATTCAACAAGAGGTATAATAAGATCTGCTAAAAATATAGTTTCAAACTCTACTTACAACCTTATATCAATGCACAGCACTAGAACTGTTAATGATTATGGTGGTTTAGGTAAAAACTATATTCAAATGAATCTAATAACACCTGGCGCCAGTACAACAGGTGGCAGTTCAGCTCATGGCTTTGGTAACTTCTCGTTAAATTTAGCTAATAATGGCTCTAATTCTAATATGGCTGAAGTTTTAAACATAACATCTGGTGGTTTTGCTAAAATAAAAAATAGATTACAAGTTGGTGAAGCAGGTGGTACTAGTAATAATGGTAGATTAGATTTATTTGGAAGATATAGTACTGCAAAGCCAACGATATTCTTTAAAACAGATCACCCAAATAATTCTACGCAGTGGGACATGGCTCAAATACAAGGTGCTGATGGTGGTAATTATAATGGTCAATTATATTTTAAAGTAGCAAGTGGCACTGGGTCTGCTGGTAACGCTGCTAGTTTAGATACAGCTCTTTTTATAGACGACACTAAAGACGCAACTTTTTATGGTGTTGTTAATGCAACTAATTATAAAGGAACAGGAATAACTGCTTCTACTTCATGGACACCAACAACAAACTACTGGCAAGCAAATACACCATCTGGTTATATACAGATTGGTGCAATGAACAGTGGTTACGCTCACATACAAACTGATAGAAGTCAATTTTACTTTAATAGAAAAGTAATAGTAGATAGTGGTCAAATATTTTCTTACGATGAAGATTTATTGTTAGCTAGAGCTAATTCTAACGCTACGATTGTTTTAGGTGAAGATAGTAATAGTGGTTTACACGGCCATATAACATTAAAAGCTGGTGAGTTAAAAGGTATTGTTTATCAAGGCACTGAGGGATACTCAACACACTCTTTACAAGCTGTAACAAAAACTCACGCATCTTCAGGAGGTACACAGACACCGTTTTATCAATGGTATACTATTAAAAACCCTGCTAGTTACAGTGCTCAAGGTTTAGCATCAAGTTTTAAAGTAAAAATATTTACAGGTGGTAAACACGCTACTGGATCTACATATTCAGAATATTTAATAAGATGTAATAACGCTAATCATCATACTACTGCTGGTATGAGTACTGCTGAGGTTTTTAGTTTGTTTAGAGCAGGTTATACTCATGGTTATGGTGGTCAAACACAAGATGTAGATTGGTATTATAGAAATAATATAAGTAATAACGCAACTGGTCCATGGAATAATGGTGAAATAATATTTAGATTAAAAAGAAACAATAGAGAACCTGTAGATGTCATTAGAATAGAACCTATAGGTGTTGATACTAGCACAGATTATATGCCAACGTTAGTATCACATGGTGGTGGAACTGGTGCCACTGACAATAGACCAACATCAGATATAGTAGCTATAGATTTACAACACGCGGGCTTATGGAGAACGGATAATAATGAAGGTAGACTAATAATTGATATACATGGTAAAGGGTCAAACCAAGCTAATGAAATAGGTAGATTTGTAAATACGGCTAGTGGTGCAACTAGTAGTTATATGTACATTGGTTCAACTAGTGGAACAGACTGGAGATTAGGTAAAGCTGTTTTTGGCACTGGGTCAAACTTTACTATAGCAAAACACTCTGGATCAACAGCTGCTATAAGTATAAATAGCAGTGGTAATGGTTATGTTGGTATTGGTGTTAACAGCGCTAATTATCCTCTAGAAATAAATGGTAACGTATATTCTTCAACTAGAGTTCAAGGTGGTAATACCTTAATAGGAACAAATGGAAGTTTTGCTTGTATTGGTTCAAACTCAGCATCTGTACCAATTGCTATTTCTAGAGATTTTAATCCATCAAGTTATCCAGATATAGTAATAAACGCTAACGGAACAGTAGCTTTTGGTAATTCTATAAGCATAACTGGTACTGTTACGGCTAGCTCAGATATTGTAGCTTATTCAGATGAAAGATTAAAAACAAACGTAAAAACATTAGATGGTTCTAAAGTTTATGACATGCGCGGTGTTAGCTTTGTTAAAGACGATAAAAAAGGTAGTGGTGTTATAGCTCAAGAGTTAGAAAAAATAGCACCTGAATTAGTAAACAATGATAGTGAGTTTAAATCGGTTGCTTATGGTAACATAACAGGTTATTTAATTGAAGCAATAAAAGATTTAAAAGCAGAAGTAGAACAACTTAAAAAACAAATTAAATAATGGCAGTACCATCATCAGGAACATTATCAATGTTAGATATAGCTCAAGAGTGCAAGCATGGTACTTATGGCAGCGGTAGTATTACTGGACCAATATCAATGTATAATCTTATTAATGGTGGTAATACAGGTGGAGCTGTAACTTCGGGTGAAACGTACCCTACTATAAACACAGCTAGTACAGCGCACCCATTAGATGCTGGTTTTGTACTTTTAACAACGGTAGTTGTAAATATGGGTGGTGAAGCTCCTGGATCTTGTAACACTAGTTTACAAATGCACAATAATACTAATTTAAATTCAGCTATAACTGTTTACGTTAGAGGTGATTTAGATGGTACTGGAAAAACAAATAGTACATTTTCAAAGCAAGATCAATATTATGAAACTACGCTAACAAGTACAGCTAGTGGTGCTCCAATAGATAAAGCTTGGGAAAGATTAGCTAAAGTTCATACTTATAATGGGCATAAGTATTACACTAATAGCTCTGGAACAACTAGATTAGCAAACGGAACTTATTATATAACATTTGCTGGCGCTAATTCACAAGGTTTATATTCTTGCCCTGGACCAGGTAATCAATCATTAAAAATAAAAGTTGTTATAACAAATACAACAACAACTCAAACAAATGAATTAGGACAATAATGGCACCAATACCATATCAATTTAGAGATTTTTACGGATACGATAAAGACGCTGTTAGCGGCACAGCACCAACAGGTGTTACTGTAAGCTCTAGCTCAATAAGTTGGAACGAGTTTAATAGACTAGGTAGCGTTAGTGGTGATGGTGGTGCTGGTATAACAGCTAGAGGTTTTGTACACTCTACAACAAACACAAACCCCACAATAGGTGGATCTGGTGTTACTAATTCAGTACAAGGAAGTGGAACAGGATCTTTTCAAGCTGTGCTTACTGGTTTAAGTAATTGTACTACTGTTTATTTTAGAGCTTATGCTACTAACTTGTTTGGAACAACATATTCAAATGTAGACACAGCTCAAACAACACGTAGACCGCATGTGTTTAAGTTTGCTACAGGTAAGTTTGGTCATGCTTTAGTTTGTAGTAGCAGCAATACAGTAACTTATTATGCTCAATCTGATAATCAAATAGGTACTGTTATTCAGCTACAGCAACAAATTTATACTAACGCTACTTGTGGAGATACTGCACAACCAAGTGGTTTAGTATCTTTATCTGATGGTAGTCATAAAGGAAGGTGGACAGGTACTGGTTGGCAATCAGGATTTACAGAAAGTTGTTAAATATAAAAAACATGGCTATAATAATAAACGATAACAGTATATATAAAGACGATATTATATTAATGCACTCAGATGTTGCAATGTACGAAGAGTCCGCGGCTGATATAGTGTCAGAAAAAGGTGGAAACATATTAGAAATAGGTTTTGGTTTAGGTATATCTGCTAATAAAATACATAGTAATAATCCTGATAAACATGTTATAATAGAAATAGAAGAAGAAATATATAACAAAGCTTTACAATGGGCTAATGATAAAAACAATGTAGAAGTTATATTAGGTGATTGGAAAACAACAATTAATGATATAACTGATAAATTTGATGGTATTTATATGGATGCTGATCAAGACGATACAGATGATCTAGAGTCATTTTCTAATGACGTTAAAAGTATGTGTAACGAAGGTTGTATATTAGTTCAAACAGCATGGGGTATAAACAGTGATATACCTAGAAATAAAAATACTTACAAAACGATAACATTAGATGATAACACTAAAAAGTGGTATAATGATGATACTTTAGATATAATTTACATCACATTAACTGATAACGAGTGGGTATAAGTAAAAAACGTGAAAATAGCGTAATAATATAAACATAGAAATAACTTAAAAATAAAACAATGGCATTACAAGGAAAATATAACTTTAAAGGTATAGATATCTCAGAGGCTTATGTAAAGGTAGATTTAATTAACTACACCGCTAATTATAATCAACAAACTGTAGAAAAAACTGCTGCTAAGTATAACGAGGATGGGTCAATAAAAACTCCAGCTGTTAATGAACAACAATGGATAGAAAATAGCCCAACTCACTGGTCAGCTAAAGTATATAAAGACAAAGCAACTAGAGATGCTGATCCTACAAATTTTATTACCACTATATATGGTGATATGGAGTTAGCAAAAAATGCTGGAGCTAAAAATCCAGTACAACAAGCTTATGTTGCTATAAAAGCAATGGAAGAATACAAAGATTATACAGACGTATAATATATTAACAATTAAATTTAAATAAAATGGAAAAAGACGTAAAAGTAGAGGACATCGCTCAAGATGTAAACAAAGTTACTGATGAAGAATTAAAATCAATTCAGGAAAAAGTAGGTGAAATAAACCAAATGCAAATGCAAATAGGTGGTTTAGAAGTTCAAAAACAAGCAGGTTTAGAGCAGGTTAAAGTTGCTCAAATGGATCTACAAGTAATTCAAAAAGATCTTGAAGAAAAATATGGTAAAGTTACTGTAAATATTCAAGATGGAACTATAAAGCCTATAGAAGAAAATGAATCTGATAAGGAAGATTAGTATAGGTAAAGATTACAAGAATGAAGCTATGCACTACTCCGTAGGCCAAGAGGTTTACGGAGGGCATACGATTTCTGAGATAGTTGAAACAGATACTAAGTTTAGTATTTTTATTGAAAAAGATAATAGCGTTATACCTTGGAAAGACTTTAACAAAAACATGGCTATAGCAGTTGAATATAATTTAGAGTATTAATGCAAGGCTTGTTTAATTTTATAATTAAACCTAAAGGAAAAAGATATAACAATAGTAATGATAATCTTATATTAAATACTAATATATCTAATCATTTAAATGTTAACAGAAACGCTATTGTTTTAGCAACACCTAAGGCTATAAAAACAAATATAAAAAAAGGTGACGAAATAATTGTTCATCATAATGTTTTTAGAGAGTGGTACAATGCTAATGGAAAAAGATCCAATAGTGGTAATTATATAAACGACGAATTATATCATTGTAATTTAGATCAAATATATTTATATAAAGTAAATAAAAAATGGGTTGCTGTAGATGGTTATTGTTTTGTTTATCCTATAATTAATAAAGATAAATTTAAAAACAGTATAGAAAAACCAAATGTTGGTATAGTTAAATATACTGATGGTGTTTTTAACAAAGGAGATTTAGTTGGTTTTAGACCTAATATAGAACATGAGTTTATTATAGATAATGAGCTTTTGTATAAAATTAACAACAATTTTATTTCAATTAAATATGAATATCAAGGAGACGAAAAAAAATATAATCCAAGCTGGGCAAAAAGCAGTTGACGAATTAATTAAGGTTGCAAAAGAACCTATAGTTGACAGTGATGATGATATTAGTGCTGATAGATTAAAAAACGCAGCTGCAACTAAAAAGCTAGCTATATTTGATGCTTTTGAGATATTAACTAGAATACAAGAAGAAGAAGCTATATTGAACGATAAACCTTTAGAAACTAAAAATAGTTTTAAAGGTTTTGCAGAAAGAAGATCTAAGTAATGTATAATCAAACATTATATAAAGTTATTGAGCCTATAAAAATTAATACCATAAAAAGGCTTAACAAAAGTAAAAAATGGAAATATGGATACAATAAAGAACATGATATTGTCATTATATCAAAAACTGGTGAAATTGGTGAAATATATGAAATACAAAATCTTCGGATAGCATTACCAAAGCAACCAAAAAATATACACAAGTTTAAAACCAATAAATGGGAAGTAACAGAACAGCCCAAACCACTACAAAAAATCAAAACAATATTTGATTGGAAAGAATACCCTAATAGTTTCAAAAGTCAATATATAGATTATATAGACGAAGAATTTAAAAGAAGAGAAGAAGGCTTTTGGTATTATAATAAAAAAACCCCAACGTACTTAACAGGAACACACTACATGTATTTACAATGGAGTAAAATAGATGTGGGTAAACCAGATTTTAGAGAGGCAAACAGATTATTTTATATATTTTGGGAAGCCTGTAAAGCTGATAGTAGATGTTATGGTATGTGTTATTTAAAAAATAGAAGATCTGGTTTTTCTTTTATGGCTTCTGGCGAAACAGTTAATTTAGCTACAATATCTAGTGATGCTAGATATGGTATACTTTCAAAAACTGGTCCTGATGCTAAAAAAATGTTTACTGACAAGGTTGTACCTATATCAGTAAATTATCCTTTCTTTTTTAAACCGATCCAAGATGGTATGGATCGACCTAAAACAGAATTAGCATATAGAGTGCCGGCTAGTAAATTAACTAGAAGAAAAATAGAACAAGGTAGTGGTGATGATGAACTTGAAGGTCTTGACACAACTATTGATTGGAAAAACACAGGTGATAATAGTTATGATGGTGAAAAACTAAAGCTACTAGTTCACGATGAAAGTGGTAAATGGGAAAGGCCAAATAATATTTTAAATAACTGGAGGGTTACAAAAACAACACTACGATTAGGTAGTAGAATTATTGGTAAATGTATGATGGGTTCTACAAGTAACGCGTTAGACAAAGGTGGTGATAATTTTAAAAAAATATATTATGACTCAGACGTTACAAAAAGAAACCGCAATGGACAGACTAGCTCGGGATTATATAGTTTGTTCATACCTATGGAGTGGAACTACGAAGGATTCATTGATTCTTATGGATTACCTGTATTCGAAACGCCAGAAGAAGAGGTTAAAGGTCCATACAACGACTTTATTGACGTAGGTGTTATTGATCATTGGCAAAACGAAGCAGATGGTTTAAAAAATGATCAAGATGCTTTAAATGAATTTTACAGGCAGTTTCCAAGAACAGAAGATCATGCGTTTAGAGATGAAACTCAAAATAGTATATTTAATCTAGTTAAAATTTACGAACAAATAGATTTTAACAACGATTTTAAAAACTCTTCTATGGTTACAAAAGGTAGCTTTAAGTGGGATAGTGGAGTACAAGATACAAAAGTTATATTTTATCCAGACTCACAAGGTAGATTTTTAGTAAGCTGGACACCAAGTTATAACTTACAAAATAATATTATATTTAAAAACGGATTAAAATATCCGGGTAACGAGCACATGGGTGCTTTTGGTTGTGATAGCTATGACATATCAGGTACTGTAGATAATAAAGGTTCAAAAGGTTCTTTGCATGGACTAACTAAGTTTAGTATGGAAGATGCACCACCTAACCACTTTTTTTTAGAATATATAGCTAGACCTCAAACAGCAGAAACATTTTTTGAAGATGTTTTAATGGCTTTAGTATTTTATGGTATGCCATTACTTGCTGAAAATAACAAACCAAGGTTATTATATTATTTAAAACGTAGGGGATATAGAGGATACTCTATGAACAGACCTGATAAAATATGGAATAAATTATCAGCAGCAGAAAAAGAAATAGGTGGCATACCTAATTCAAGTGAAGATATAAAACAAGCTCACGCTGCTGCTATAGAAACGTATATACAAAAATATGTTGGTTTAAACGAGGGTTTAGGCTGTGGTGATATGTATTTTAACAACACACTAAACGACTGGTCTAAGTTTAACATAAATAACAGAACTAAGTACGATGCTACCATAAGTTCTGGCTTAGCAATAATGGCTTGTAATAAAAACTTATACAAACCCGTTGCAGATAAATCAACTTTAGCAGTTAAATTTGGCTTATCTAAATACAACAATAAAGGAACAACATCGAAAATTATAGAATAAATGGCATTTAAAACAAAACCAAAAAGCTCTTTTCCAAGTCACGCTGTGTCGGATGCAGAAAAATCCAGCATGGAGTATGGCACCCAAGTTGGTCGTGCTATAGAAAACGAATGGTTTAAAAAAGATTCTGGTTCAACAAAATACTACAATTCTAGACAACGATATAATGATTTAAGATTATATGCTAGAGGCGAGCAAAGTATACAAAAGTACAAAGATGAATTATCTATAAATGGTGATTTATCTTATTTAAATTTAGACTGGAAACCAGTACCTATTATACCTAAATTTATAGATATAGTAGTTAATGGTATATCTGATAGAACATATGAATTAAAAGCATACTCTCAAGATCCGTCTTCTTCTCAAAAAAGAACAGAGTATGTCAAAAGCATGCTAAAAGACATAAACAACAGAGAGTATTATGAAGCTGTTGAGTCACAATTAGGTATACCCGCATTTAACAACGATCCTAGTCAGCTACCTAACGATGATGAAGAATTATCTTTACACATGCAGTTAGACTACAAGCAAAGTATTGAAATAGCAGAAGAAGAAGCGTTAAATAACGTTATGGATTTAAATGATTATGATTTAATTAAAAAACGATTAGATTATGATATATGTGTTTTAGGTATAGCTTGTGTTAAAAATACTTTTAATACAGCTGAGGGTATTAAAATAGAATATGTTGATCCTGCTAATATAGTTTATTCTTATAGCGAATCACCATACTTTGAAGATCTTTATTACGTAGGTGAAGTTAAAAAAATAACTATAACAGAACTTAAAAAACAATATCCTTATCTTACCGACGAAGATATAAAAGATATAGAAAAATCTGGAGCTGCTAGTGAAGTATATAACAATTATAATGGACCTAGAGAAACTCAAGATAATTCAATAAGCATAATGTATTTTGAGTATAAAACGTATCAAAATCAAACATACAAAATAAAACAAACTTCTAGCGGTGCTGATAAAGCTTTAAAAAAGGACGATCAATTTAACCCACCAAAAGACTCAAGAGCTAGGTTTCAAAAAGTAGATAGAGCTATTGAAGTTTTATATTGTGGCGCTAAAATTATTGGTTATGATAAAATGTTAGACTGGGGTATGGCTGAAAACATGACTAGACCTGATTCAAATATTACTAAGTGCCATATGTCTTATAATTTGGTTGCCCCTAGAATATACAAAGGTAAAGCTGAGTCTTTAGTTAGCCGTATGACTACTTTTGCTGATATGATACAGTTAACTCATTTAAAGTTACAACAAGTTTTATCACGTATGGTACCTGATGGTGTTTATTTAGATGCTGATGGTTTAGCTGAAATAGATTTAGGTAACGGTACTAATTATAATCCACAAGAAGCTTTGAATATGTACTTCCAAACTGGTAGTATAATTGGTAGATCAATGACTCAAGATGGTGATTTTAATCAAGGTAAAGTTCCTATACAAGAACTACAATCAAGTTCTGGTAATGCTAAATTAGCTAGTTTGATAAACTCTTATAATCATTATATGCAAATGATGAGAGATGTAACAGGATTAAATGAAGCAAGAGATGCTAGTATACCAGATAGAAACGCTTTAGTAGGTGTTCAAAAGTTAGCTGCTGCTAATAGTAACACAGCTACTAGACATATATTACAAGGTGGTTTATATTTAACATTAAAATTAGCTGAGTGTATATCTCTTAGAATATCAGATGTATTAGAATATTCAAATAGCAGAAACCAGTTCATAAATTCTTTAGGTAGATTTAATGTAGCTACGCTTGACGAAATATCAGAACTTCATTTACATGATTTTGGTATATTTTTAGATTTAATGCCTGATGAAGAAGAAAAACAAATGTTAGAAAATAACATACAAATAGCTTTACAAAAAGAACAAATACATTTAGAAGATGCTATTGATATTAGAGAAATAAAAAATCTTAAACTAGCAAACCAAATGCTAAAATTAAGAAGAAAACAAAAACAAGAAACTGATAGAGCTAATCAATTGCAAAATATTCAAGCTCAAACTCAATCAAATGCTCAAGCTGCAGAAGCTGCTGCTGCTGCTGATATGCAGAAGCAACAAGGTATAGCTGCTAGTAAAGTTCAAATAGCAGAAGCTCAAGCTCAATTTGATATACAAAAAATGGAAAGAGAAGCTGCAATTAAAAAAGAATTAATGCAGTTTGAATTTATGCTTAACATGAGGTTAAAAGAACAGGAAATGCGAGTGATTAATGATAAAGATAAGTATAAAGAAGATCGTAAAGACGAAAGAACTAGAATACAAGCTAGTCAGCAGTCTGACATGATACAACAAAGAAAACAAAACTTACCAGCTAAAAAGTTTGAGTCTGCTGGCTTTGACAACTTAGGTGGTTTTGACTTGGAGCAATTTGAGCCAAGATAATTTTTAACTATTTAATTATATTATATTATGGAAAATGAAAAACAAGAAGAGGTTGTTGAGCAAGAAGTAACTGAAACAAAAGCTGAAGAAGCTAAAGTTGAAGAGCCAAAAGCTGAAGAACCAAAAAAAGAATCTAATCTACAAGATGACGGTTCTTACAAGTTAAACTTAAGTGAAACCGATAAAAACAAAAAAGATGCCTTACGGGAAGAAATCAAAGATGACGAAAAAAGTAATGAAGAAAAAATCGTCAAAGAAGAAAAAAATGAAGAAGTAGAAACTTCTGTCATTGAAGAAATAACTGATGAAGAAGAAGTTGTTGAAACAACTGAAGAGCCACCAGTTACAGAACAAAAAATAGAAGATTTAAAACCTTCTGAAGAAAAAACTCCAGAGATGGAACTACCTGAAAACGTTGAAAAACTCGTGAAGTTTATGAACGAGACTGGTGGAACGCTAGAGGATTATGTCAAACTCAACGCGGATTATTCTAAACTTGATGATGGTGTTTTATTAAACAACTACTATCAACAAACAAAAGGTCATTTAACTCAAGATGAAATTAATTTTTTAATTGAAGATAAATTTAGTTTTGACGAAGAGGTAGATGAACCAAAAGACATAAAACGTAAAAAGCTTGCTTATAAAGAAGCGGTTGCTGAAGCTAGAGGCCATTTGGAAAATATGAAGGAAAAATATTACGATGATCTTAAGTTAGGATCAAAGTTACCTCCAGAACAACAAAAGGCAGTAGACTTTTTTAATCGTTATAATAAAGAGCAAGAACAGGCTAGTGAACTACAGCAAAAAGCAAAGCTACATTTTAACAAAGAAACTGATAAAGTTTTTAGTGATAACTTCAAAGGTTTTGATTTTAAAATTGGAGACAAGAAATATCGTTACAATGTTAAAGATGCTGCTAAAGTTAAGGAAAGTCAAAGTGATTTTATGAATATCTTTAAACCTTACATGGATAATGAAACAAGATTTTTAAAAAATGCTAGTGACTACCATAAAACATTATTTGCTGCATCAAACGCTGACGCAATAGCTAATCATTTTTACGAACAAGGTAAAGCAGATGGAATAAAGCAGATGACTAGTGAAGCAAAAAATATAAAAATGGATGCTAGACAATCATCTCCTGTTGTTGATGCTGCTGGTACTAAAGTAAGAGTTATTAGTGGTGACGATAGTTCAAAGCTTAAAATTAAACTTAAAAACTATTAATTAACATTAAAAATTAAAAATTATGGCAAGTGTAAACTTTACTGGCCCTGCTGTCGGTGGTTTGGTATCACCAAGCTACACTAAAAACATTACTACTGGATCTTATTTAGATTTAGCTAGTTCTGCTGGACAAGGTTGGGCTCAACAATATCTGCCTGATTTATACGAAGCTGAAGTTGAAAGATATGGAGACAGATCTATTAGTGGATTCTTAAGTATGATCGGTGCAGAAGAAGCTATGACTGCTGACCAAGTTGTTTGGTCTGAGCAAGGTAGACTTCATTTAGCTTATAAAGCTACTATCAACACTACAAGTGGTGTTGTTACTGCTGATTCAATTAAAGATATTGATAATCAATCAGGTTCTTCAATTGCTCACGCGGTAAGAAAAGGACAAACAGTTGTTTGTCAAATTACAACAGGTTCTGATGTTGTTGTTGCAAAAGCACAATGTACTGCTGGTATAGAAGCTGCAACTAACACACTAACATTACAACCTTTTGGAGCTGCTACATTTAAGGATTTAGCTAACGTTGCTGTTGCAAGTACAGCTGTTATTAAATTCTTTGTATACGGTTCTGACTTTGGAAAAGGAACTGGAGCTATGGAAGAATCAGTTGAAGCTGAGTTCAAGTCTTTTAGCAACAAACCTATCATTATTAAAGATAAGTATGTTGTTTCAGGATCTGACGCTTCTCAAATTGGTTGGATCGAGGTTTCTGGTGAATCTGGACAAGGTGGATACTTATGGTATTTAAAATCTGCTGGTGATACAAGAAAAAGATTTGAAGATTACTTAGAGATGTCAGTCGTTGAAGGTGTTAGCAAAAATGCTAGCTCTGTAGTAACTGGTACTGGTACTGAAGGTCTTTTCGAAGCTATCGAAAGTAGAGGTATGATCTCAGACAGCGGTATGTTTGATGGCGCTACTGATGATTTAGCTGATTTTGACGTATTAATTGGTGAATTAGACAAGCAAGGTGCTATTGAAGAAAACATGCTTTTCTTAGATAGATCTGCTAATCTAGCATTTGATAATATGTTAGCTGGTGCTAATAACTACCACTCAGCTGGTACTAACTATGGTGTATTTAATAACTCTGAAGATATGGCGTTAAACTTAGGTTTCAACGGATTTAGAAGAGGTTCTTATGACTTCTACAAATCTGACTGGAAATACTTAAACAACAAATCTACAAGAGGATTAATTAACGATGGTGCTACTGTTGGTAAAGTCGAAGGTGTTTTAATTCCTGCTGGAACTACAAACGTTTACGACCAAGGCATGGGCAAGAATATTAACAGACCGTTCTTACACGTTAGATATAGAGCTTCACAAGCTGATGACAGAAAGATGAAATCATGGATCACTGGATCTGTGGGAGCAGCTACTTCTGCATTAGATGCTATGGAAGTACACTATCTATCTGAAAGATGTCTTGTTGTTCAAGCTGCGAATAATTTCGTATTATTCAGATAATAACTATATAAAGTTGAGAGGGTGGTATACGTATCACCCCCTCCTCTTTATTTTAACTTTTTAATTATATTATATCATGAAACAAAAAATAAAACAACCTGCTGCAAAACAGTGGGAAATAAAAGATAGGTTGTATCAATTAACAACCGAAAAAATACCAGTTACTCATATAGTAAAATCAAAAAATTTATATTATTTTGATGAAGAATCTGGTTATGAAAGAGAAATGAAATACTGTAAAAATCAAAAAACAGTATTCGTTGATGAAATGAAAGGACCTCAAAGATTAGGTCATATTATATTTAGAGATGGACTACTTTACGTACCAAAAAACGAGGTAACATTACAAAAATTACTTTCGTTATATCACCCTGATGCTAATAGAAAATTTGCAGAAGTTGACAATGAAGTACAAGCAGAGTCAGATTTAGATATATTAGAATTAGAGATTGAAGCTTTAAATGCTGCAAAACAAATGGAAGTTGATCAAATGGAAGCAATATTAAGAACAGAGTTAGGTTCTAAGGTATCTAGCATGAAATCTAAGGAGCTTAAACGTGATTTGCTTATATTTGCTAAAAACAACCCGCAATTGTTCTTAGAACTCGCAAACGATGACAATATAAACATTAGAAATATGGGTATAAAAGCTGTTGAAGCTAGTATACTTACGTTGTCAAACGATCAAAGAACTTTTACTTGGACAAAAACAGGTAAAAAAATAGTAACTGTTCCTTTTGATGAGAACGCTTACTCAGCTTTAGCTGCTTTCTTTAAAACTGATGAAGGTATAGAAATATACAAATCAATAGAAAAGAAACTAAAGTAAAAATAAATAGTCCGGGCCTTCGGGCCCTGAGACTATTAAATAAAAAAAAATATGGCTATAAACGTAAATACAGTATACAAAACAGTTTTGTCTATCTTAAATAAGGAGCAAAGAGGATTTTTAACTCCTGATGAGTTTAATAAAATAGCCAAACAAGTACAATATCAATTACTAGATTTATCTTTTTATGAGTATAATAAAATGTTAAATTTAGATACATTTGGTAGAACAAACGCTGGTTATGCTGATCTACCTAAAAAAACAAAAGAAAGAATAGAGGCTTTTTATAAAACACAAACTAAAACGTTAACATCTGGTAGCTTAGTTTTACCTAACGATATATACAAGCTAATAGATTTAAATATTGTAAACAAAACAATATCATTAGAAGAAATAGATAAAAGTGAATTATCATATATATTATCATCTCCTTTAACAAAACCCACATCAGACTTTCCTGTATATTACAAAACAACAACATCTAACGGTGGAACTACAATAGTTGTAGAGCCTAGTACATCTGACGATATATCAATAGACTATATAAAATTACCTACAGATCCTAGGTTTGGATATAGTAGAAATGCAACGTTTGGTACAAACGTGTATGATAAAAATCCATATATAGCTGATGGTTTAGTTTTAGGTAACGCTAGTATAGGTATAATATCAACAAATACTACTGATGGGATTAATGCTGCTGGCGCAGGTTATAGCGGTACTATTGGTGAAACATCAGGATTTACCACAAGTGGTAGTGGTGTTGGAGCAAACATAACTATAATAATAGATGGCAATACAGTAACTAGCGTAAAAATAAACTCTGCTGGATCAGGTTATAAGGTTGGTGATACCATAACTATAAGTAAAAATACTGGCACTCCAGCAATAGGTGGTTCTACAGACGTAGTCTTAACATTAAGAAATGAAGATATTTACAGCACAAGCACAAAAGGATCAACAGATTTTGAACTACATCCTTCTGAAGAAGCCGCGTTAGTTTTATCTATTTTATCAATGGCAGGTCTTGTAATGAAAGACCAAGTTATAACAAAACTAGGAGCAGATTATTTAGTAGCACAACAAAGAATTAAACAACAATAGATATGGGATTATTAGAGACAACTACAGCTTTTCAGTATTATAATAAAACAAAACTATTTCAAGGCAGCGAAGGATCTGAAGTTAATTCTATACCAAGATCTAAATTTATTTTTCCTGATGGTTTTTTATATAAACCTAAAAAAATATCTGATTTTACAGTTAAGTTAAATAATCAAGTTCAAGGATCTGATAACTATACTTTCTCAATAGCAAACGGTATAGTTAGTATAACTTTTGTAAAAAAGACAGTTGATTATATAACAAGTAATTTATCTAGCACAGTAACTTTAGCAAACGAAGATGTTATAACTATATCTTTGCATAACGATGTTGTAGGTAACTATAGATATGTATCATTAAAAGATTTAGTAAGTAACTTTATGGTTGGTTATGTTGGTGATGGTAAATTAGTTAATTCTGTAAAAAGATCAGAAGTTTTATTTCATGCTAAAAGAATATTACAAGAATTTAACTACGATATAAATAGAATAGAAAAAATACAAGAAATTGAAGTTCCACCATCACTTAGTATACCTATGCCTCAGGATTATGTAAACTATGTTAGGTTATCCTGGTTTGATAATGGTGGCATTGAACATATAATATATCCATCAAGATTAACTTCAAAACCTTCTCAGTCGATTTTACAAGACTCGGATTATGAATATTTATTTACTGATGAAAACTTGTTAACAGGTGAACCTCAAATATCAGAAAATTTTAAAGACTTTGATTTACACAACGTAAGCGGAGCTTTAAATTCTAATGATTATTTTTATAACCAAACATATCATACTGATAAAGTTGCTAATACAGGTTTAAGATATGGATTAGACCCTGAGGTTTCTCAACATAATGGGGTTTTTGTTATAGATGAATTAAATGGTAAAATATCTTTTAGCAGTGATTTAAAAGACAGAAGTATAACTTTTAAATACTTATCTGATGGTTTAGCTACTGACGATGAGATGAAGATACATAAGTTTGCTGAAGAAGGTATGTATAAAAGTTTAGTATTTAACATATTGTCAACAAGAGCTGGCGTTCCTGAGTTTATAATAAACAGATATAGAAAAGAAAGAAAAGCAGCGATGCGTAATGCTAAAATAAGGTTGTCTAACTTTAAATTATCTGAGATATCTCAAGTAATGAGAGGTAAGTCTAAACAAATTAAACATTAATTAAATGCCACAGTTAAAAAACATTTTCGTAAGAGGTAAGATGAATCAAGACCTTGATGAGAGGCTTGTACCAAAAGGCGAATATAGAGAGGGTCAAAATATACTTATAACAAACAGTGAAGACTCTGATGTAGGTGCTATTGAAAATGCTTTAGGTAATAAATTAGCTTATGATGTTACTGAAGCTTGGAGATCTGATTTTGATAATAAAAATGGTGAAGTTATAGGTGCTTATGTAGATGTTTCGAACAATAGAATATTTTGGTTTGTAACTACTTTTTCTGGTTTAACAGGTAAAAGTATTATAAACATGGACAGAGCAAGTGTGGCAAATGGTGATATTTGTAAAATAATAATGAAAGAAGGATCTAATGCACCTGTTGTGTTAGTGAACGGACCTTTTTTAAATTTTAGTAAAAACCATTTAATAACAGGTATAAATAGTATAGATAATTACTTATTTTTTACAGACAATTATAATCAACCAAGAGGTATTGATGTTGATTTAGCAAAAGAAAATCCTAGCTATTATAATTGTGAAGAAAAAATATCTGTAGCTAAAGTAGCACCATATCAAGCTCCTTTTTTAACAAATACAAGTGGCGCTGGTGATGGAACAACTCTTTTAACAACAAATCCTAGTGATCCAAATGGTATAAAATCAGATTATTTAAAAGACAGGTTTGTTAGATTTGGTTATAGGTATAAATACGAGGATAATCAATACTCAATAATATCACCATTTACTCAAGTTGTATTTAAACCGTTAAATAACGGTTCACTAGCATATAACGCTAACCAAACAAATAGCACCACAAACGAAGCTAAAGTTTCAACAAGCGTAAGAACAGTTGCTGAAAAAACAATAGTTGATATAATGGAAAACGCGTATGATAAAATTACAATGCGTATACCATTACCTAATGTAGACGAGTTTGCTACCTCAGATCCTGGAACAACATACAGTAATGATTTAAAATTAAAATCAATAGAAATAGTATTAAAAGAGTCTGACGGTATATCAATAAAAATAGTTGATGTAATAAATATAGCCGAAAAACAGCTAGAAACATCATCACCTTTTAAATCATACTCTATAACACCTGTTTCTGGAACAACATATTATAGGCAAACAATAGATTATATTTATAAATCTGAAAAACCTTTTAAAACTTTACCAGAAAGACAAACTATAAGAGTTAGTGATAAAATACCAGTTAGATCTAAATCACAAGAATTAGTATCTAACAGGTTAATATATGGTAATTTAACTTTAGGTTATGATTTACCAACAGATGAAGACGGTAGAAAAGGTATAAACTTTTTATTAAACAGTCAGGTTAAAGGCGCTAACGAAACAAACGCGACAACTGGTTTACTTCAGTATAATAAAAATGCTTATAAGTATCACAATATAAAGCAAAGAAGAACGTATCAAGCTGGCGTTGTTTTATCAGATAGATTTGGTAGACAATCACCAGTTATATTATCTACAAATACAGACAGCGAGTTAACAGACACACATACTGTAGATGCTGTAAATACAAACTTTCACGAGCATGGGCCAAATAATTCGTACAGTTGGTCGCAATCAGAGGCTGGCGTTGTTGGTAAAGCTCTAAATATAGAGTTTAAAGACACTAGATTAGTTGAAGCTGTTAAAGCATACGCTACTGATAATCCAAATGGTTGGTTTTCTTGGAAACTTGTTGTTAAACAAACAGAGCAAGATTATTATAATGTTTATGGTTTTTCACCTGGTAATTCTTGGTCTACCGAAGGTATAACATCTACAACATTAAGTGGTGATGTACAAATAATATCAGGTAGTATTGATACAACAACAAAAGGTAAAAGCTGGTTTACTTTATATGGTGATAATATAAATAAAATACCTAGATCTTTAAATAAGGATACAGATATTAACAGAGAAGGTGTAACAAGTTCAGATGTAAAGTTATTTCCTAAAGTTGTTGGTGATGCAGGTGCTATATCTGAAAAATCTAAAAATGTTGGTGATATTCGTCAAGAGTATATTGATGTATTAAGCATTGGATCTGCTATTGATCAAGGTTTAGCTAGCCAAGCTAATATTAAAAATTATTTTGAATCTAGGTTAAGACCATACGGGTTTTTATTTAATTCTAATTCAAACCCACAAGTTGCTGAGTTACCAAATTTATTTACAGAACTAGCAGCTCCATCAAGCGCTCAAAACGTTTCAATAAATCCTTCTAATAGTGGAACTTTTCCATTTGGATACCCTCATGTAAACAATAGTAATTTAACTGTTTTTGAAACAAAACCTTTTGAATCTAAAATTGATATATTTTATGAAACATCTACTAGTGGTTTAGTAAATGATTTAAATTTATTAATGAACAACACTACTGGTGCACCAAGCGATATAAGAATAGACGGTAACACAAGTGATAGTTTCTTTGAATCAGCTGCTAGTGGAACAACCATAGGAGTTTTAAGTGCAACACCTTCTGGTGGTCAAACTATATCAACTTTTCAAATATTAGGTATATCAAACGGCACAAATCAAAATGGTAGATTTACAGCTGTGTTAGATAGTGGAACTTGGTATTTAAAAACAAACGATACGTTTTTATTTAAAAACAATAGTGAAGATGTTTTTGTAGTAACAGTTAAAGCTATACAAGGTAACGGAACGTATGTTACTCAAGATATAACGATTAACTTAACAAATACTGCGCCATCAGCAACTAGCGTTTCGGCTACAGTAGCAAGTACAACATCTAACGGTACGTTTATAGTTTACGTTCCTGCTGTAAATGGATCAGCAAGAACTACGAACAACGATAATAAATCAGGTTTATCTGGAGCTTTATCTCAAGGTTTAGGTGGTAACAATAGTGGTATGTTTACGTTAACACAATCTCCAAATGGTAGATTTGTTTTAACAGCAAACAATACTTTTAATTATTCTAGTTTCTTTGGTCAAAACCTAACTTCTAAATCATTAACGCTAACAGTTACTGATAACGGTGGTTTAACTGGCACAGCAACTATAATATTAAATCCTTCAACATCTAACGGTTTACAGGGTTGGGCTCACGGTGGTGCAACAACCGCTTGTACTATGTTTTGTGATAATATGTCAACTACATATTATGGTATACAAGGATCAGGTACTGGTGTACCTAGTGATCAAAATGGTGTTTACACTGGTAACATTATATATATAGACGCTACATTACAAAATAGATTAATGGCTAACAGCTCTGGTTATTTTGTAGACGCAAATGGAGCTCAGTTTGAAATAAACAACGGTGTAATAGGTTCAGGTTATCAAATTTGTCCAGAATGTTAAAAATAAATATATGAGCGCAGTTATAGAAATTTCATATTTTAATTCGATAATATTAACAAGTGGTGTTGACGGTGGAGGTCAAGCTGATGGCCAGTGGCACGTAGAAGAGTCAAGAATTAAAGGTGAGTTTAATGGTAAACAAATAGATTATGGTGCTAGAGCTCATTTAGTTGATGAAGAGTACGGTGAACAAAAAAGAACAAATGCTTTAATTCACAGTGGTATATATAATTCAAGAACAAAAATAAATGAATTAAATCAGTTTCCTGTTGGTGAGGATATAACTAGAGCAGTTGATATATCACAAGGTAGTATACAAAAACTACATGCAGAAGATACTAACTTAAATATATTTCAAGAAAATAAAGTTAATAGAGCTTTGATTGACAAAGACGCTATATTTACAGCTGAAGGTCAAGCTATAACAACTTCAGGTAAAAACGTAATAGGTCAAATAACACCTTACTCTGGTAAATATGGTATAGGTACACATCCTGAAAGTTTTGCTGTATTTGGTAATAGAAAATATTTTGCAGACAAAGATAGAGGTGTTGTGTGTAGATTATCAAGTGGAGCTGGTGGTGGTAGTGGTATAGAGCTAATATCACAATCAGGTATGAAGGACTTTTTTAAAGATAACCTCAAAGCGTGTAATAGAATATATGGGGCTTTTGACGAGCAAAAAGGTAAATACATAATATCTTTACAAGGAAGTGTTGATAGTGTTGATTTAAACATTAGTAGCTCAGATAATACAGGAAGCGCTATACTTATAGATCAAAGTGGTTATAGAACTTTATGCTACAGTGAAAGAGTAAAAGGTTGGACATCTTTCTTTACTTATAAGCCTACATTTGGTGTTAGTTTAGATAACGAATTTTATACATTTAATAAACACGATATGTATAAACACCATGATGATTCAGTTACAAGAGGTAATTTTTACGGTAAAAGTTTTCCAGATCCAGCTTATGTTAAATTTATTTTTAACGATCAACCTAATTTTGTTAAAACATTTTTAACTATAAATTACGAAGGAACTACAGGTTGGAGCATGGAAGAGTTTTCAACAGGTGGTAACAGTATAAGTGGTTATAATAGTTATGACGATGTTAACAACTCTTATGTTATACCAAAAGAAGGTACTTTAGTTGGAACTGATACTATAGGTTTTGTTAAAAAAGAAGGTTTTTACTTTTCCGAATTAAGAAACAAAGCTGTTGATTATTTTCAAGATGGTTCTCAATTTAATACAACTGGAGTTAAAGGTTATTATTCTGATGTTAAACTTCAGTACTGGATACCATCAGAAACATCGTCAGCTGATAAAGCAGAGCTATTTGCTGTAGGTTCAGAGGTATTAGGCATAACACTAAGAGCTCCAACAACAAATAAAAAATAAATGAAATTAAATGAAATAAATAAACAAGCTGAAAATAACCCTTTATCAAAAAAAGAATTAAAAAAACAGTTTGTTAAAAAAACTAAAGAATTAGGTATAAAACACACCTTTAACTTTGATGAAGCATACGAGATAGGTCAAGAGCTTGTGAGAAGACAAACTTTTAGAAATAAAATAGTTGATTTTGAAAACAAGTTAAATAATTCAGGCGTTGCTTTATCACAAAAAGAAATACACGAAAAAAATCCAGTAAAACATAGTTTTGCTGACGGGTGTTATGTAAGGGAAATATTTAACCCTGCTGGTGAATTGTTAGTTACTAAAATACATAAAAAAGAACATCCATTTTTTCTTATGAAAGGTAAAATGTCAATATTAACTGAAGAAGGTGTTAAACATATACAAGCACCTCATCATGGTATAACAAAACCAGGGACAAAAAGAGTTATATATACTCACACTGATTGTGTGTTTGTAACTGTTCATGCTACTGATAAAACAAATGTAGCTGAAATAGAAAATGAAGTTATAGCTAAAGACTTTAATGATCCAGCTATATCTTTAGAAGAATTTAAACAATTAACAAAAAATAAAAAAATATGAGTTTTATAGCAGTAGCAGTAGGAGCCGCGACATTAATAGGTGGTGTAGCCAGTGGGGCTATGGCGGCTGGTCAAGCTAGAAAAAATAGAAAAGCAGCGAAAGCAGCAGGTGATAAAATAGATATGTTAGAAGGATCTAGACAAAAAGTTATTGATCCTTTTGCAGGTATGACTAGTTTAGACTCTATGTTAAGTAATCAGTTTGATAACTTACAAGTAGCAACTGGTACAGCTGAGTTTGAAAGAGAAATGTCTGATGTTAATTTAGCTAACATGACGGATCAAGCATTAAGGTTTGGCTATGGTGGTGGTGGAGCTACAGCTTTAGCTTTCGGAGCTAATAGAGCTACTAGACAAATAGCTAATACCATAGGTCAACAAGAGGCTAAAAACGCTATGCTAAGAGCGCAAGGTGCGCAAGATTTAATGGCTGCTAGGATGGGTGAAGCAAGAAGAATACAAAGTGCTAGAGCTCAAGGAGCTGCTTATATGTTTGAAACTCAAGAAAACAGAGATATGGCTAGGTTAGATAGATTAGCTGGCCAACAAACAGGTTACCAAACAAACGCAAATAATTTACAAGCTCAATCAGCTTCAATATTTGGATCAGTTGTTCCAAATGCTTTGTCTGCTTATGGAAACGCTGGTGGAACATTTGGTGTTTGATAATAAATAAATAAAATAATATGGCTTTAAATATAGAAAAATTTGATCCTAATATAAAATCACCCGGTATTAACAAAGCTACAGGTGCTTATGCCCGTGGTGATGTCGCTGGTGTTGCTGATTGGACTGTAGTAAGTAAAAACATACAGGATTCAATAGATGAAGCCGGTAAAGTTATTGCCGCAGACCTTCAGGAAGCTAAAACACTTACAGATAATTTAATGGCTGCTAAAGAAGATGCTCAGTTAGCTATTGATAAATTTGGTGAACAAAATATAAATTCTTTTACAAACGCAACTGATGATATATTATCTAGCGTTATGTCAGACATGCAACAAGATACTGATAAATTAACTAAAGAAAGAAAAGGGTTTCTAGGTATTGGGCAAAGAGATGCAAGAGACGAAAGTGAAATAACATTTAAAGATTTAACAAGAAGACAGAAAAAAGAAGCATTAGACAGGCTAAACAATTTAAAGCTGTTAAAACAAAACGTAGAAGCTCCATTAACAAACTGGACAAGTAACGATCCAGCAGATTTAAACTGGGCTAATATTGCTAAAAATCCTAAAGCTAAAGAATTTTATCATCATTTAATAGTTGAAGGTGGTGAATATGAGGTTAGTTTTACAAATGAAAAAGGTGAAAAATCTTCAGGTGGTTATATTAAATATGAAGTAGATGGTGAAACAAAATATCTTAGTAACATAGAGTTAGCTGGAGCTAAAGAAATGTTTACAGGCGCTGGTGAATTAAAAGAAAGCGTTTTTAGCGTACTTGATGAAAATGCCAAATTAATTAGCAGTGACGCCGCAAGATTTCAACAAGATAATAATATAGAAGATTTTGATTATGAAGAAAACATAAACATGAAGGTTAATAGCGTATTAGCAGATAAATCTAATTATGAATTTATATTTAATAATTTAACTGATCCTAAAAATAGAGAAGTAGCTTATACAGGTTCTGAAGAACAAGTTAATGAAGTTAAAAATTATATGTATGAATATATTTCAGACAAAGTTGGCCAAGAAAGAACTAAAAAATCAGATATTGTTCCAGAAGGTATGACAAATATTGGTGGTACAAATTATGATCAAGCAATAATAAAAAGAGCAAAACAATATAACCAAGTTATACAAAGTTTAGTAGCTGATCCAGAGGGTGAAGAATACTCACCTGAAAACCCAATGCCTAAGTTTGATGGCGCATTTAAGCAAGTTAGAGATGGTCAAAAAGAAACTAGTAAAAATTTAAATCAAGCTATGGAAACATATATAGGTGAAGATAAATTTATGGGTAGATTCTGGTATAACTTTTCAAATCAACTAAATGGTTTAATAGATAAATTTAACAATGGTGATGATTTAACTAAAAACGAAAAAGCAGTTGTTGATGCTTATAATAATCATCTAGGTGGATTTGATGAAAAAGTAAACTTAAGACAATATATTGAGCCTAGTGTTTTAGAAGAAGGTACTCAAGTTAACTATGATAGAAATAAAAAAATAGTTACAATGACACTAAATAATGGTCAAGTTGAAAACTTTAATTTAAGGTTTCCAGCACAAAGAAAAAAATTCTTTGAAAAAATGATGGAGGGTAGAAATTTAGATGCTTTAGATGGTGGTTTCTTAATAGAACATTTTTATGATAAAGGCAATGTTAAATTTGACGACCTAGACGAATCAAAACCTCAACTATAAAAACATGTACGAATTAAACGGATATTTTTACTCGCTGCAAGAAATACAAGAAGCGGCTGATAGAGATGGCATGAGCTTGCAAGAGTTTATAGACACTAAAGGTTTAAAACCCACCGCTGAAACTTCCCAAAAAATAAAACAAAGACAAGAAGAACCAAATGGTTTTATGAAAATGGTAAACTCTGTTGGAGAGTATATTATGGGTAAGCCTGGTGATCTTAGTACAGCTTGGAATAACGGTGTTATAATAGCAGATGGTTACGATGCTACTAATGAAGCATTTGGCATAGCTGGTAATGAAAATTACACAATGACAGATGATCAAGCTAGAGGTTTTGCAAAAGCACTTAAATCAAGAGGTGATCTAAAAGAAATAAAAGGTATGAACGATTGGAATAAATCGTTTGATGAATTTGTAGAAGAGGATAGAAGATTAGCTGAAGAAGGTAAAATTGATGATTGGGGTGATCTTGGTAGAAATGTAGTTGGTGCAGTTGTTGCTACTGTAAAACACGGTCCTGGAGCGTTGTTAAGTGTAATGGCTCAGTCTATATCTAGTGGTTTAGATGATGATATACTTATGAAAGCTGGTGGTGTTGGTTTAACTTCAGCTGGTACTATGGCCGCTGTTACAGCTGGTCCAGATCCTACAGATGTAGTTACAGCGCCTGGCACATTTTTAACTACAGCTTGGGGTACTATGAGTTACGAAGTTGAGGTTATAAATACTTTTGCAGATTTAATACAAGAAGATTTAGGCCCTAATCCTACCACAGAACAAATACACGCTTATTTTGAAGACGCTGAAAAGTTAAAAAGCTTAAAAAATAGATCAAGAGCTAGAGGCGGAACTATAGCAGCTTTTGAAATGGCTGGTTTTAAAGGTGGTAGTAAAGCGGCAAGCGCTGTTGCTACCGCTACAAAAGGTGGTAGGGTTGCTAAAACAGTAGTTGCAGGTACAGCGTCTGGTGCCACTGAGATTCCATTTAGTTCTGCTGGTGAATATTTTGGTCAAGTTGCAGCTGGTCAAGAAACAGATTTAAAAGAGGTTATGCTAGAAGGTTTAGCTGGTTTAGGTACTGCACCAGCTAGTGCAGCTATAGGCGTAACAAGTTCTTTTTTGAAAAAACCTGTTTATAAAAATAAAGGTAAAATAACAACAAAAGAAGATATATCAGACTTTTTAAACGAAGCAGATGATGCTGATATTATACTATCTGAGTTTGATATAAAAAATGACCCAGATTTACTTAATCAATATAATGATAAAAAAAGAAGAGCTTTTATTGCTTCTAAAATAGATGAAAGAATAACTGATAAAAACGATATTCAAGCGGTTGTAGATCTTGAAATACAACTAGAAGAGTTGTCAGGTAATAAGACACACAGTGGTAAAGAAAAGATTAAAGAAATAAAAGCTCAAATAGACGAAATAAGAGGTAAATACGCTACAACAGGTAGATTAAGTAATGAAGCTAGAGCAAGAGTAGAAAGTAGATCTATAATATCTGAAGGTTTGATTGATCAAAATTTTGAAGCTAACATGCAGTTTGCTAAAAAAACAGCACCACTATATAGACTTAATATAGTAGATGATTTAACAAACGATCAAATAATAGAAAAATACGGAAAAGATAAAGACGGTGCTAACGGTTTTATTGATGGTAATGAAATAATAATAAATAAAGAAGTTGCAAAAAGAACAATAGAAGGTGGTAATACAGCTAATCATGAGTTATTACATGGTATAATAAATGCTAGTGGTAAAGCAGATAAAATAAATCAATCATTAATAAATGAGTTCTTAGAGGTTGTAGGTCAAGAGGGTAGAGATGCTATAAACAAAAGAATACAAGACAATAGTGACGTATACACAGATGAGTATATGAATAAATTTAAAGATGAATATTTTACAATATTTTCTGATGCTATAGCCAATGGTGATGTTAAGTTTAATGAAACGGTTTTTACTAAACTAAAAGACATTATAAGAAGATTATTTCAAAATGTAGGTTTATCAAAAGTTGATTTTGAATCTGGTCAAGGTGTGTATAACTTTTTAAAAGACTACAATAGAAGTATACATAAAGGTGCTTTATCAAAAGGTATAAAAAGATCTACTTCAGGTGATGCCGCTGTAAATTCAGCTAGATTATCATTGTCAAGAAAAGTTGATGATAAAAAAATAGAAACAGATTTTAAATCTAGACTTGATCAATTTACAGGACCAGCGGAGCAAAGAAAATACGCAAGTGATGCTGAATTTAAACAGTCACAAGATTTTGCAAATGCAGCGTTAGCATTAGAAGAAGATCCAGCTGTGCTTAAAAAAATAGAAAAAGAATTTATAAGGTATAATGTAACTCCAACAGCAGAAAAAATATCTGACGCATCAAGAATATTATCAGAAAAATTTATTAAGACATTTGATGCTAGTAAAAATAGTTTGTTTGGTTGGGCTATGGGTAAAACACCTGTTTTAACAAAAGCTGTTAATACAGTTATAAAAGACGAAACTAAAAGACCTGACGCCACAGCAACTTCAATAGATCAGACATTTGGCGAAGATCAAACTACTATTGATATAGCTGATGATACAGATATTAACGACGTTATACAGAATAATATAGATGGTGACAATTTAGCACCAAGATCTAAAGTTGGTCAAAATACTAAATTATTAGGTAAAAAATTATTTGATACAGATTTAGTAAAAACAATAAAAGATAAAGCAACAGAAGTATTAGGTAAAGATTACGATGTAACTAGTGATGAGTTTATTAAATTTGTTAAAGATGAATTTAATAAAACAATAAGACCTGTTATACAGAAAAAAGTTGGTAGAGAAGCTGCATTTAGACAGTTTATAGAAGAAAATATAAACACAGATGGTAACCCTTTTCAAGAAGGTAATATATCATTAGCTGATTTAGTTCAAATGGAAAAAATGAACGACAATAAGGTGTTTATAGAAGAAATAGAAAGAAATATTAGTCCTAAAAAAGTAGATGCCGCGGTGTCAGCTAACAAGTTACCAAAAGACACTAACAGATTATCTGGTCCTACATTATACAAATACGCTTCACCCAGCGTGGATGATGTTGTTAATTTCTTTTATGATCAAAACGTAGGAGCTTCTACTAGAGGAACTAGAAGAGATCGTTTTTATTTAAACATGGGTATAAGAGCTATGTTTGATATGTTGGTTACACAAGCTAGAGAGTCTGGTGTGGCTCAAAAGGATGTTGCTAAATTAGCTAAAAAGTTAGACGTACCACAAAATATTAGGTTTAGTAAAAGTAGTACTTATACAAAAGTAAACACTAAGCAGCTTGCTAATATGTTTAACAAGAAGTTTAAAAAAGTAGAGTATTATGATGTAAGTACTAATATTGAAAGATACGCTAATGATATAGTTGAAGTAGCTAAAATATTTGAAGAAAAATACGGTGCTGGCTTTTTAGGTTTATCTATGATAAATAACAAAAAAGGTTTAAAAATAAACACTGAGCAAAGAAACCAAATAAAAGAAATATTAAAAAGAGAACTACCTAATATAAGTAAAAGAAACTCTGAGTATGCTAAAACAAAGTTTGATAAAAAATTAATTAAAAAATACCAAAACCAACCAGAGAAGCTAAAAGTTATCAATAAAAGAAACATGATGCTTCATAAAGAGTTTTGGCAAACAGTTAGAGATATAGTTTCAAAAGATAAATCTAAAGTAGTACCTTTATTACACATGTTAGAAATATCACAAAACGAAGGTAGCCATATACAAAGGTTAGGTGCTGAATATATTGGTGGTCATGTAGATATAAATCAAGTAGAACATTTTGAGCACGCTTTACAAAACGCTAATACATACAGGATGTTAATGGATGCAGCTGTAAATCAAAGTAGAAATAATTTTGATAAAACATATGAAGCTACTGTAAAAAATTATAAAATAATAGGTTTACCCAACGCTGACAACAATATACTAAATGCTACTGATTTTAAAAACAAAATGTCTTTAGATCAATCATGGAGTGTTTTTGAAAACAATTGGTGGCAAAGATATTTTAACGAGGTTGTAGGTAAAGCTGGAGGTATAAACCCTGTTAACTTAGTAACTTTAGATGGTAAAACTTTTGCTGAAGAGTTTGGTGTTGATATATATGGTAGAAAAAGTAATTTAGCTATAGAGCAGGCTAAAAATAAAGTAAAAACAAAATATCCTGATGTACTTAAATTTAGTAAATCAAGACCTAATAATAAAATATTAAATGATCTAAATGATTATGATACCGCTTTACGTAATGCTAAAAACGTAAATGCACCTAAAAAAGGTATTAGTATATTTGACTTTGATGATACTTTAGCTACAACAAAAAGTAAAATTATAGTAACTATGCCTGACGGTAAAGTTAAGAAAATAACACCAGCGGAGTTTGCTAAACAACATAGTAATTTAGAGCAACAAGGTGCCACATTTGATTTTAACGAGTTTAATAAAGTTGTTGATGGTAAACCAGCTTTAGCATCTAAAAAACTAGAAAAAGCAATTAAAAAGTTTGGTAATAAAGACGTTTATGTTTTAACAGCAAGGCCACAACAATCAGCAGAAGCTATATATGAGTTTTTAAAAGGTATAGGATTAGAAATACCTTTAAAAAATATTACAGGTTTAGAAAACGGTACACCACAAGCTAAAGCAAACTGGGTTGTTGGTAAAGCAGCTGAAGGTTATAATGATTTTTATTTTACAGATGATGTGTACAAAAATGTTAAAGCTGTACAAGATGCGCTTGAGCTACTTGATGTTAAATCAAAATCAAGAATAGCTTATGTTGATAGAGTAACGAAGCTTGATAAAGATTTTAATGACATAATAGAAGCTAAAACAGGTATTGCAGCTGAAAAAGAATATAGCCAAGCTAAAGCTAGAGCTGTAGGTTCTAATAAAGGTAGATTTACATTTTTTATACCACCATCAGCAGAAGACTTTGTAGGTTTATTATATAATACGCTTGCTAAAGGTAAGCTTGGTGATAATCAAATGGCTTGGTATAAAAAGAACTTATTAGATCCATGGGCTAGAGCTAATGCTAATATATCAAGAGAGCGAATACAATTAATGAACGATTATAAAGCGCTTAAAAAACAATTAGGCGTTGTTCCAAAGAATTTACAAAAAGCTATACCAGGTGAACCATATACTAGAGAGCAAGCTGTAAGGGTTTACATATGGGATAAACAAGGTATGACTATACCTGGTTTAAGTAAAACTGATTTAAAAGATTTAAATGCTTTTGTAAATAAAAATAAAGATTTACAAATTTTTGCAGATCAATTAATAAATATACATAAAGATGATGGTTACGCATCACCTAATTCAGGTTGGCTAGCAGGAACTATAACTACAGACATACAAACTAGTATAGGTACTCAAAAAAGAGTTAAACACTTAGCCGAATGGCAGCAAAACGCTGATATTATATTTTCTGAAAAGAATTTAAATAAAATGGAAGCTGCATTTGGTAAAGCTCATAGAACAGCTTTAGAAGGTATACTAAAACGTATGAAAACTGGTATAAACAGAAGTTTTGCTAGCGACGGTATAACAGGACAGGTTACAGACTGGTTGACAAATAGTATAGGTACTATAATGTTTTTTAATACAAGATCCGCTTTGTTACAAACAATATCAGCTGTAAACTTTATTAACTTTAAAGATAATAATATATTTAAAGCTGGTAAAGCTTATGCTAATCAACCACAGTTTTGGTCAGATTTTATGACACTAATGAACTCTGATTTCTTAGTTGATAGACGTAGAGGATTAAGAATAAATGTAAACGAAGCAGATATTGCTAACATGGCAAGGGAAAGTGGTGCAAGAGGTGTTATAAGTAAAATGCTTGAAATAGGATTTTTACCTACACAGATAGCTGATAGTTTTGCTATTGCTTCAGGTGGTGCTACGTTTTATAGAAATAGAATAAAAACATATACTAAACAAGGTTTGTCAGAAGCTGATGCTAAGAAAAAAGCTTTTAATGATTTTAGAGAAATAGCTGAAGAATCGCAACAGTCTAGTAGACCTGATAGAATATCCGCTCAACAAGCTGGTCCATTAGGTAGAATAATACTAGCGTTTGGTAACACGCCAATGCAATATGCTAGATTAATAAAGAAAGCTGCTTCTGATCTTAAAAACAGAAGGGGTGATTGGAAAACAAATGTTTCTAAAATAGTATACTACGGTGCTGTACAAAATTTAATATTCAATGCTTTACAACAAGCTATATTTGCTATAGCATTTGGAGACTCTGACGAAGATAAAGAAGAAGAAAAATATTTAAGTATAGCCAACGGTATGGCTGACTCATTGTTAAGAGGTGTTGGTATCGCTGGTGCATTTGCATCTGTAGGTAAAAACGTTATAATGAGAATTATTGATGAATCAGAAAAACCTAATCCAAAGTATGAAAAAATTAGCTTTGAGTTAGCTAGAGTATCACCTCCAATATCATCTAAATTATCAAGATTAAATCAAGCTGGTAGATCTTTACAATGGAATAAAGATGAGATGATGCAAAAAGGTTTATCATATGATAATCCTGCTTGGCTAGCAGCCGCGAACGTTATATCTGCGGCTACAAATATACCTTTAGACAGGTTGATTAAAAAAATGACTAACGTTATAGATGCTACAGGTCAAGATGTTGAAACATGGGAAAGATTAGCATTACTAGGTGGTTGGCAAAAATGGGAGTTAGATATGGAAGACGATAGAAAAAAGAAAAAAACAAATAATAAAAAGAAAAAAGCCGGACCAACTAGAATATTTTAACGGTAAAAAAAAGTGAAAACAAGTGATATTAAAATAATATAAAGACTTAACATATGAGACATTTGCTATTTATACTATTTATGCTGTTTAGCGTTAATACTAACGCGCAGTTTTTAAAAGACGTATATAAAGATTTTTTAAAGTATGGTACTTTTTACGCTGCTGGTAACATAGAAAATGCACAAGCAGTACAACCAAACTACTTTATACGCACAAACCCAGATGATTTTTATGGTATACCACAAGTTGAAGATAGAGCTAATTATCATCCATTTAATTATAGATATGGCTTAGGTATACGTAAATTAGCTAGATTTGATTATGAAGTAAAACCTGGAACTTTTTGGACAGGTGATAATAAAAAAGAAAAACAAGTTGGTTTATCAGCTCCTACATCAGCAGTGCAAGGTTTAGAATATATGTTGCATTGGGAGAAAGAAAGACACAACGGCAATGAGTTTACTAATAAAAGATTATTTGTAAGACATACAGGTGATTATCACATAGCTAAATTTGAGGCTAGAGAAACTGGTAAAATAGATTTTGAATACATGTCTGGTGAAATAAGAGCCAGGTTACCTATTGGTAAGAAGTTTAGCATATCAGCAGGGGCAATATATAGAACACATCAACGCCCTTACGGTTATAATCCTGTAGAAATATGGTTAAACGAAATGAACGAAGATGGTACAGCTGCCAACCCATGGTATACTCTTGGTTATGAATATGGTTATTTAGATATATATTATAGCCAAACAGATCAAAATGGTGTTAACTACTTTGATTGGTATTGGATTAATGAAGCTGGAGATATTGTTGCTTATACTGATCGTGATTTTAGAGACAGAGTGATGCCTAGATTATTAAACAGATATAACAAAGAAGCATGGGCTGATCTTGAAGCTTTTGGTGAAGTTGCACCTATTATAGGTTTTGACTTTTACCATTATAAATCTAAATTTTGGCTTCACGCGTATGGCAGTTGGATATTACCTTATCACAAATACATACAAGGTAATGAAGACTTTAGTTATTTACACAGAAACAGTTGGGGTAAAGGTGGACATAATAATTTGCTTGATGGAGAGCAATGGAGTGATTATCAAGCGGGTATGGTATTTGGTGTAAAACTTAGCAAATCAATAGGAGTATTTATTGAAGGTGAATATACTAAATTCTGGGACTCAGAAATGTTTAACTCTAACTTTGGAATTAATTACACGTTTAGATAATGAAAAAATTATTATACATATTAACATTATTTTTAATATTAGGATGTTCAAAAGAAGAAGAAGTAATTTTAGAACCTGTTTTTGAAATTGCTTTAGATGGTCAATCATTTGATCCATATGAAAGATACTCTGTAGTTACTAGCTACGCTGGAGAAAAATGGGTTGATAATAACCTTAAAAAGATTTTTATACTATATCTTCAAATAGATGATGGAGATCCAAGATTAGATAGACAGCATTTTGCTTTATATTGTCTAGATTCAGATGCTGACGACGATGGGTCTTTATTAGATGTAGGAACTTATACATGGGAAAACCCAGACAACAAATACGCTGGTGTAGAAATACCAGGTGATCAAGAGTATATTGTATGGAACGAAGTAATAGTATCTAAGGTAAATACATTAATAGATTTAACAGCTGAAGGAGAATTTTTTAATCCTTTTATTCAAAGAACTATGACTGTATCTATGAAGCTTGAAAATTTTCCAATTGGTATTGATATAAATTCTACGCCATATGGTTATTTAATTGATTAGTTATGGAAGAATTATCAGAAAAGTCACAAGTAAAACTTGACATTAAAACATTAATAGGTATAATCATAGGTATTATATCTGTAGCTGGTATATGGTTTGATCTAACAGCAAAGATAAGCGCTATTGATACCACACTTGTTAGATTAGAATATAACCAAACATTAAACGATGAGTTTAGGATTAAATGGCCTCGTGGTGAAATGGGTGCGTTACCTGATGATGCTAAACAAGATTTAAGAATAGAATATTTACAAGATGATGTAAAAAAACTACAAGAAATAATTGAAGAATTAAAAGAGAAATAAAATGGCAAAGCAAATAGGTGAAGAAACTAAAGTAACACTAGATTTAAAAACGTTAGGCACAATAGCTGTTGGTATAGCTGCTTTGGTTGGCATGTGGTTTGCTCTGCAAGCTGATATAGCTCTTGCTAAAGAATTACCTGAGCCTGTTATTGATAGAACTGAGTATGATCTAAAAGACGAGTTGATCCGTCAGACCATAATGGATACTCAAGATGATGTGGAAGAAATAAAAGAAAGTCTAGAAAAGATAGACGAAAGATTATACGAACTTCAAAAGAAATAAAAATGAAATACTTAATTTTAATTTTAATTCCATTTATATCATTTTCACAAGTAGATGTACCTGATGAGTATTGGATAAATGATAGTGATTTTGAAGATAAAATAAACGTTAAAGAAGCTTTTGGTGATGATAACAACCTTCCTGTTGTTGTTGAGTTTTGGGCTAAATTTAACGAGGCTAATTGCCTTGCTGATTGGGACAAGATAGAAAACGCTATATATTATAGAGTTGATATATCTAAAGCTCCTACAGCTAAAAAGAAATATAAAGTCCGTATGGCACCTACTGTTATATTATTTAAAGATGGTATAAAGGAAGACGTGTGGAAAGCAGGGTTAGATCTTGTATTACCTGCAGACTTAGAAGAAATACAAGAAGCAATCAACGAAGTCAATACGGCTTCTAAATTTTAGAATAATATGTGTCCATTTTGTCCAATTTGTATTTGTAAATAATTATGAGTAACATAAGTAAACACGTTAGTTATAAAGAAGGTGTGTATAGCATAACCGCTTTAAGGCTTGGTTTAAAAAATGATCCCTCTGATGATCATTTAAAAAATATGAAGCTTATTGCAGAAAAAGTATTTGAACCTCTTAGAACGCACGTAGGTGGTCCTATAAAGATAAATTCATTTTATCGTGGACCAGAACTTAACGCTGCTATTGGTGGGTCAGCAAAATCTCAACATTGTCACGGACAAGCAATGGATATTGATGACACTTATGGTCACATGTCTAACGCTGCTATGTTTGACTGGATAAAAGCAAATTTAGATTACGATCAGATGATATGGGAATTTGGCACAGATCAAAATCCAGACTGGGTACATGTTAGTTATGTGCATCCAGACGAAAATAGAAAAAGATGTTTAAAAGCTTATCGTGAAGACGGTAAAACTAAATATATGGTAATATAATGGGAAAAATAAGTGGACCTTGCAAAGCCGCTGCAAAAAGAAAATTTAAGGTATGGCCTAGTGCTTATGCTTCGGGATGGGGTGTAAGATGTACTAAAGCTGGTGGACCTGCTAAATTTGGTGGCGGTAAAAAGAAAAAGTAACATGAAAAAAGATAAAAAGTTTAAACCACATAAAATGTACTGTAAAGATGGTAGCGTTAAAAACGCTAAAACATTTGAAATGCATTTAGCTTTTAAGAAAAAAGGTTGTGGTCATACACCAATAAAAAAGAAGTAATGGCTAAAGCGTATAGAGGAGTTTTAAAAGCTCGTATAAATAAACTATACGGTGGTGATGTTACTTGTAGTAAAGTTAAAAAGTTAAAGTCTCGTAAAGATGCTA